TTACAAATATGAGTATGAATTACACGGGTTCTGGTTCATATGCAACTTATACAGATAAAACGCCTGTTCATATGAAATTAACTCTGAGTTTTACTGAACTGAATCCAATTTACAATGAAGATTATGATAGTAATGTTGGTAAACAAGCAGTAGGTTACTAAAATGTCTTATTTCAGAGAACTACCAGATCTAGAATATCAATCACCTTTTGCGGATAGCAATTCCTCACAGAATTATGTAAGAGCAAAGAATTTATTTCGTCGTGTGAAACTTCGTGATGACTTAAATAATGTTTTCACACTATTCAATAAGTATCAAATTCCAGAAGGTGCGAGACCAGACATTGTTGCAGAAGCAGTTTATGGTAGAGCAGATTATGATTGGGTGGTTCTTATGACTGCCGGTATTGTGAATGTAAGAGACGAATGGCCTCTTTCTAATAGAGATCTTTATAGGTATGCCGAAAACATTTATGGTACTCGGTTAAATGCCGTTCATCATTATGAGACTACAGAAGTTAAAGATTCGAATGGAAGACTGATACTTCCTGCTGGTAAGGTTGTCGATTCCAATTTCACTATTCCAAATCCGACTGATTATACTGCAACATTAAATCCTGTTGTGGGTATTGGAAATTATGAATATGAAACTATAAAGAACGAACAGAAAAGGTCAATATACTTGCTAAGAACAGATTATCTACAGCAATACTTAAATGATATGAGAACTATTATGCATTATGAAAAGTCTTCTCAGTATGTTGATAAGAAGCTCATTCGTACCGAGAACACTAGAGTCACGATGCCATAAAAAAGGGGAGGTTTCCCTCCCCCCATTATAACTATTCCGCCAATTTTGCGAAATATGACATCGTGTCATCATCCTCTTCATCATAAGAAGAAGACTTAGAAGAACTTAGGTTACTCAGTTCGGTGCGAAGATCTTCATCAAGTTCACGAACTGGACCACGAGAAGTCTCTTCCTCATCGGCAACTTCGGGGTCTTGACGACGAGTTCCTTTGTTACCAAGAACATAATCAAGACGCTTCTTCAGTTCATCATAAGTCTTGAACTGATCTGGAGCAATAAGTTCGGCAAGAGAATACTGTTTCTTCCAGATTGCTTCCATCGCATCATCATCGTCCAGAAGAGCACCTTGTGGGGCAAATTCACTGGAGTCATAGTTACGATAACCGGCAACATTCTTTGCCTTCAGTTTGAAGTTAGCACCCTGCCAGAAGTCAAAAGGATCGATAGGAGTTTCATCCTGAAACTCTGGTTGCATAGCAGAAGTAATCTTATCAAAGATTTTCTTACCGAACTTATAAAGGAAAACTTTGCCCTCATTATCGGGATTGGTAGGATCCTTGACCACATAGATATTGCTGATATAAGTCAGTTTACGTTTCTGTTTACGTGCAAGTTCTTTACCAGCATCAGTACCGTTGTTCCAAAGTTCGGAGTTCAGTTCACCAACTGGATCTTTCTGTCCAATTGTGCTGAGGTTGTTTTCAATATACCAACCACCAGGTCCTTGGAAGGCATGGGAGTAAAGTTTAGCAAAAGGAAGATCTTCCCCATCAGGAGCAGGGAGGAAACGAATGACGGCATAACCATTGCCACTTTTATCACATTCGAGTTTCCAAAGGCGATCATCACCAGATGATGCGTTATTATTCATTTTTTCGACTTCCTTGACCAGTTTAGCAGTCAGGGAACCAAGTTTGGATTGTTTCTTAAGATCAGAAAAGCTCATTTGGATTTTTGGATTAATTGGATGTTTTGGATTTACTTGGATATTATAACAAGAATAGTCTCATCTGTCAATAAATTGTTTCAGAGACTCAATAGTTTTATTCATACTATTAAAAAGTAAACTAATATCTGTGTCCGGAGGAAATCCCATAATAGCCACAGATTTTTTCAAATTCTCTTTCATCTCAATCGCTTGTGGGTCATCAGAAAGAGAAAGTCTTGTGTACATAATTCGTTGCTTTTCTAGCAACAAAATCATTTTTTCAATGTGTTCTAATTTATTTTCACGGGACATTGAACCGAAAGTAAGGATGCTTCCGTAAATGAACCTTTGAAGTTCATTGATTTCTTCAAGTTCTTCCCGAATCAATTCAGAATCAAAGAATTTACTCATTAACTATTTCCCGTAAAAGTTGTTTATATTGGAACACGTTGATATTTAGAAAGGGTTTGTATTTCCGAATTTTTAAACTTACGGTTTCCCATACAGGGTCTAAAAGTTTCTTATCAAAGACATTCCCGAACTGAAATAGTATATCATAAATTACTAAGACTTCAGGTGAAATCTTCCCACCCAGGAATTTTTTTAGGACTGGTGGATGACCTTTCGAACATTTGAAGGCATCTTCTAATTTGATTTCCGAGAGTAATTCTTCCGATTGTTCTTTGAACAAGTAGGTCAAACTCTGCTGTCGTTTCATCCACTCTCGGTATGTTTCTTCTCCAGAATTTATAATTTGACCGATCCATATGTTTTGTGGGTTGTCTGTGGCAACAAAGTTTGATACAAGAAAATCTACAATTTCTTTATCAGAATATTTTCTTGAAGATTTCTCAAAAAAATACTTATCCTTACGTTTATTGAAGGAAGTCATAGTTGCCCGTGACTTCCCACCATATTTAAAGAAATCGTATTTTGGATTTGTAAAATGACTTTTGAGTGAAAGATAATGTTGATAGGTCTCAAATGGACTCATAGTGGAAGCTTTGCCTTCGAAGTTTTTTTCATAAAGTTTAAATTGATAGCATCATACTTCAATCTTTCTTTGAGGGGTTTTGATACCAATTTCGTAATTGAATCTACCTCAATCTTATTGATCTCACAATAATGGCAAATAGCATCAATGTAGTTACATTTTTCTTCTGCAACAATCTTTTCTACTTCCAGTGCAAATTTAGAAGGAGTTAGAAACTTATCCTCTATTGCCTGTTCTAATTCCTTGTTAGGTTCCATACTGCTCAAGTTTATCTCCAACAAATTTTCTAATATATTGGACGAGTAATTTAAGGTACTTTGCTTTGTCGTATTCTTCATAAACAACACATTCTCCATTTTCACAAGACATAATGATAACAAATTTTTTGACTGGTATCTCAGTCAGTTCGTAGTACATTGCTGCATAAGCACAGCACTGAACAAAATAATGATCAATCCACTCGCGTGGTTTGGGTTTCTTAGAAGTTTTAAAGTCGATAATTGCTAATTCGCCGTTGTATTCTGCAATACAATCAACGGTTCCTGCAATACCTAATTGCTTACTATATAGGGATCCTTCAAGAGAGTGAATATTATCAATATTTTTAAGAGAAATCTTAGAAATATTAAACAGAAACTCTGAGATTGGAAGAATATCTGTAGGAAGATCTTGATTTTTCAGAAAATACTCAGTAAGAGTATGAGTATCCGTACCACGACTTGTTGCAAGTTTTGTGATACGATCTGCTTCTACATCTCCAACTCTCTTGCGCCACTTCACAAAGATTTCCTTGTTGAAATGACTTGTAATAGAAGTAATTGAAACTAACTTGAGAAATTCTTCATCTTCGCCAGGAACTTTATAATAACGAACACCATCTATAGTCTCCCGATCAAGTTTCGGGAGAGTCACATCAACATGATTGAACATTAAAGACCTACTTCTATTTTCGCAAGGATGTATTCTTTGACAAGTCCAGAACGAACAATATCATCGACACCAAATTCTATTATATCAATAGATGGCATTTTACGCAAGACATTCATAAAATCAACAATTCCATTACGTTCATTAGTCTTCTGCAAATCAGACTGAGAAGCATCTCCACAAAACATAATCTTAGAGTTCTCACCAACACGAGTAATGATTGAATCCAGCTCGTGTGCCGTACAGTTTTGGAATTCATCTACAATCACAATTGAATTATCAAGTGTGGTTCCTCTTAAGAATGAAGTGCTCCAGAACTTAATCGTCTCCTGTGATTTAAGATTACCATAAAGCATCTCAAACTCAACATCAGAAGGCATCTGGAACATATACTTCACCATATTCTTATAAGGAATCTGGTAGATGTCTGACTTATCCTCATAGGAACCAGGGAGGAAACCAATCTCCCTTGTAGCAACCAAAGAACGAACCAGATAGATTTTCTCATAAGGAGTTTTTTCATCAAGAACTTCACGGAGAGCATTATAAAGAGTGATGAAAGTCTTACCAGTTCCTGCACAACCATATGCGACAAGATGCTTGCCTTCTGCGTATGCATCATAAAGTTTTCTTTGATTGTCTGTGAGTGGATCAATATCTAATAGATACTCATTCCCAAGTGCTTTCTTTTTCTTTGTCTGTCGGGTTGTAAGATCAACACCAGTTTGTTGCTCATTCGTCCTTTTTCTTCTTGCCATATTAGGTAGGTTAGATTTTCTTTACTCTTGAACCGGGCATTTTTGCTGCAACTCCAAGGACATCGTTCCATCCAGGATTTTTTGAAACAAGTTTGTCTTTCCACTCACCAACTTCTCCAGGTTGGGCGCAACCTTGTGACCAATCTCTTTTCCATTCGGAATTGTCCTGATACCATTGAGTAATATCATGAACACTCATTTCAAGCACTTTCGTCTCACCAGTTTCTTTGTTTATAATCGGATAAATTGCCATTGTTTATAATAATTTACAAAAATATTTATGGACTCAACCGTGCCTTATGAAGTCTCTTCTCTTCATAATAACTAAAGATCTCAGGAATCCATTGTTTGATTACAGGAACCATACCTTCACAGAGTGCCTGAATTTCTACCTGTGCATCCAATTTAGCACGAAGATCAAGAAAGTGTAGAGCAGCACGAAGTGAGAATGTAACCACAAAGTTCTGACGAATATTTTGAGGAAGATAATCTCGAAGATGCTCTTCAGCCATACCACGAGTATTATAACCCTCAGCATACCTCTCAGATGCCGCCAGACAGAACTTTAACTGCCTTTCATAATCTTCCTGCTTCCATTCATACTTGTGCCCTTTGCGGTCAAGATAGAGACCTTCTGGACGCACATAATAAACTTCTTGAGGAGTAAGTTCACCTTTGGCAACCTTTAATACACGACGACCAGTATAACGTTGAGATTGAACATCAAAAGATACACCAACACGATGAGTTCGTGCCTGAACAATTACATTATGAACAAATCCGACACAATCAAAGGTAATCGCAGGGTGCTCCAATGGTCCCCAGTGTCCACGATCATTTGCAAGTAGTTGCTCAATAACCCATTTACCACATTCCGTTTCTCCAGGTGGTATCACCGTATGAATAGGTTCCTCCGAGTAATCATTCTTACCACCTTGCCACACCAAAGTTTGTGGAAGTTGTGTCTGCCGAAGCATCACGACTTTCATATTTTGGTCCAATTCAAGAAGGTCTTTTGCTCTAATAGGTTTCATTTCTTTCCAAATCCCCTGTATTCTTTTGATGTGCTCTTTTCCAATTCTAGCATAGAAAGTTGAACTTTCATAAATTGAAGTTCATCACTGGAATACAAATAATCTTGCTTCAGTGCTTCCTTGATTAATTGGATTGCTTTTTTGTTTTTCATTCAGAGTCCTCAAAAATTTCATCGTAATCTAAATCTTTTGGTTGAATATCATCAAATTGATATGACGGAACATCAGAATATAATTCTGTTTTCAGGGAATCCACAAGAAGTTCCAAATTACGGACAATTAGTTTTAGTTTGTCTTTGTTCATTGCATATAGTTGTCTCATATCATTTTACACAAAAAAGAGCCGCTCGTCAAGAGCGACTCTACAGATCAAAAAATTTTGGGGGAATTTTTCTCGGTTATTTTGGGAATCACTTTCGCCTTTTCTTTTCTGGTACTTTATATCCCCACATTAGGGGACTTATCTTACCATATCCCCAGGCAATATCCTGAACTACTCCTTGACCAAACTTATCAAAATATAAGTCAAAGATTTTTACTTTACTTCCACGGCAGAGATCCGTATAAGTCTCGCCTTCAACAATATAAGTTACAATATTAGCATCAGTGGGAAATAATGGATCCTTTAATTGCTGTATCGTTGCTTTTTCTAAAAGTATTTCACACCCATAACGGGAGGAAATATCTTTCTTTTCTTCTGCCGTCCATTCCACAGTTGTTTTTTCCTCTGCGACACTGCCGGTTTTACTCACGAACGACCGCCCCAAATAATAGCTGGGTATGCCTGGCTTACAATTTCTTTTGTAATCTCATATTTGGTATCAA